GACAATCTCTTTGTCGAATACTTCTTTGTAGTTTATAGCCTCGAAGGGAAAACGGGCATTACCAGTCTGTACACCCCTGGTTAAGGTGCCTATTTTGGCAGTGTCGATAAAGTCACAGCCGATAGGAGTCACCTCATCATCGGCGAAACATTTTGCCACGATGTAAACCGGCATATTATTCGACGGATGGTAGCTTATGAAACTGGACAGCGGTTGTCTGGATGTGTAGGCCATGACGGCCTTTTCAGCATCGACACCTTCTACCTCAAACGTCCCGGTAACACCCTCGAAGTTATCAGTGATACCGACCGGGCCGTCACCGGAAAAGGTGTTAGTGCCGCGCCGCTGCAGAGTACGCTGGGGGTCATACGCAAAAGCCTGCACTCCACTGATTTCCCCGTAGCAAAAAGGTCCGCCAATAATGAAAAGCTTGGAATTTTTATTCTGGCGAAGGTTTCCCATCTATCATTCCTCCTTGAAAAAATTTAGCAATGACTCTCTTTACAATTTCAGCAATGTCAATATTTTGCTGAATAACTGATATGTTTATATCCGGAACTCCGCAAAAGGACGGAGGGTCCATTGATAATATCCGCTCGGCCATTTCTTTGGGTATTATTTGGCCTGTCTCTATGTGGGCTAAAAATGGACCCGTAAATATTCCACCACAACAATAATTAGCCATGGTAACCTCCTACGCCACCGGTCTCCACCAGTGGACGCTGTACGTAAGATAGATGCTTTTGTTTGCAGTGTCTGCCTTATCCTCGACCGGGTCCTCCATCGGTGAATTACGCCCAGGATTAACCTCGAACCACACTTCCCCGGCCTGCACCGGGCTTGCCGGAACCGTCCAGTCATACCGGGGGATTACTATCCCGGCCCGGTTGGGTCCCGCCAAGGCCTCAAAAACTTTGTCCCGGAGCTGACGGGCGGTGTTCCAATAAAAGTCTTTCGACGGGTCTGGTGCCCGGGTCTTGCACTCGAACTCGATGAGAGTCAGGAACCTTTCCCCTTTCACCCCGGAGGACAGCAGATTCCCGAAGGGCACCCCCCGGGTAGTGTCCGGGAGTGTCCGCATGGCCAGCATAATAAGCCACTTACCGCCATTGGTCAGGGCCGTTTTGGGTTTTTCAATGAACTTCAGGTCGGCGGCTGCGGCCAGGCCGAAGGCGGCAAGGTTGGCCGTTATGTATTTGCCGATACTAATCATTGTGTTTTCCATGGCATCACCCCGGAAGGAAATATTTAACCACTGCCGAATATTAGCAGAAAGGTGGTGAATCGGTTGACTGAGAAAGACAAATACCACGTCAGAACCCTGGAAGAAGTGGACAAAAACGGGCGTGTAGTCTCAACAACTATCGTTAAAGACCTCGACGCCATGCTCCGGGACTGCGGCATCCTGCCCCCTGAAAAGGACAAGAAAAAAGGAGGAAAACTAATTCCCTTCCCTAAGTAGCCGCCCCTCTTTTGTAGCCTGTATCGCTTCCTCCATCGTCCTGTTCAGATGAGCCTCAATTGCCGGCAGGTTATTCCGGAAAAATCCCTTACCGCTTTTTTTCGGCTGGTAGTTGTAGATTATATTGCCGTCTCCATCACTCTCCAGAATCCCGTTGGCAAAGAGATAGGCCAACTGTTTCTGGGTTAGCTTATGCGGTCCGGTCCTTTCTCCCCGGTACTCCAGATACAGGATATACTCCACATTGGAACCCACCCTGCCAGTCATACCGCTAAATCCCGTTACACTCTGCCTTTTACCATCCTCAATGGCCCTTGGGTCACCTTCCAGGTTAACCCCGGCCAGGTCGGCAAATTCACCGGTAAAGGAAGCCCGGGCGCGGCCAGTATCTACGGGGCAGTCGTTGGCTATTCTAACCACCGCGAATAATACGGTGTTGGCTACGGCAGTTTCCACGTTTTTTTGGAGCAGTGCAGCCGTCTGTTGGGCCAGCTTAATCAGCTCGTTGGTGCCTTTAAACGTAATCTCAAGGAGCTTTTTCATGCCCTACTCCTTCCCGGCCTTAACCTCCCACCAAAGAACTTCACCCAGGTAAACATGCTTTATGCTCTTGGGCTTCCAGGTGTCACCACTATAAACGATCCGATCCTCGTAGGCAGGCTTGACTGCCCGCCGGCAGGTAAACTCCATATCACCCATGACGTAGGCCCCGCCGCTGACCGTGACTTCCTCCAAGGAGAGTTCCCGGACCCCTGCCGTCTCCGCCGTGTCGGTATAATTTGGCGTGTCCGGAGTGCCCAGGACCGGATCTCCCGGAGTCATTCCGGTAAACGTCCGGTAGGTGATTGCCTCCTCCGTAAACGGGGCCAACTCGGCCATGGCAGTCTTGATATCGTCAATGTCTTTTTGGGTTAGGAGAGTCACCGGCCATCACTCCTTACAGCCGTCCCACTACTCACCGTGCCCCCGGTCAGGGGCTTAATCCCGGCCTTCTTAGCTTCCCGCCGGTACTGGGCCAGGGCCTCTTTAATCAGGTTGGCATAGTTCCCGCTGGCCCCGGACTTATTGACCGAGACCTTCCCGGGTATGCTCAGCGCCGCATTCTCGGCGGTCTCCGCAGCCTTGGCCTTTAACCCCAGGTATTCAGCATAGGCCAGGATAGCATTGGCGGCAGTGTCCGGCACGTCGGCCACAGTAGTATACCTGTGCTGTGTCGCAGCCTCAGTTATCCAGCCTTCAAGTTCGGCGTTACTCCTGCCCGGTACCCGGATCAGCAGGCGGGTTCGCAGGGTCGCCAGGTCCGCCATTTGCATCAGCCTCCAGTGCTTCCAGGGCCGCTATAAGCTCGTCTTTCTTCAACGTATTGTAGCCCTCGATACCTTTATCCTTGGCCATTTTTTTGAGTTTGATATAGGCCAGGTCAGTAAGGCCACTTTGGTGTCCCTGCTCTTTAGCCTTGACCTTAGCAGGATCCTTTTCTTCCTCGGTGACGGTCAGTATTTTCTTGTGCTGTTCATAATCTTTCCGGGTCATATCAAATTCCTGGCCGGCAACGTATGATTCGCCTTTATATCTGACTGTCCTATCGGCCTTGACTTTCATGGGACATACCTCCAAATAAAGAGTGAAGCGAGGGCGCAAGGCCCCCGCTCTTATGCAGCATGTACAGTGGCGATAAAGATTTCGTCGATCCGCTCGAAGCTGGGCAGTTCAATGGCTGAAACGACGGTCATCACGTTTACGGGATGAGGTTCCTTGATAGTTGTTATCGCTACGCCGGTGTTCACAATCTCCACCTGGGCGTCAGTGTTGCCGGCCATCAGGTCGGACTCTTCCGGGGTGGTGCCGTACCAGGTGTTGCCCATATCTCCGTCGGGAAGCAGGGTAAACACTTCGTCCGGGAAGAACAGGGCCGCAGCCCCGCCTACGCTGGTGGTGTACTTCTTGTTGTACACGGCCACAGAAAGGCCCAGCTTGCTGCTCAGGTACTGCTGCAGCATGGAGTCGGTCATGATGATGTTGGCTCCATTGACAGGGTTCAGGTCCAGGCGGATCGAAGCGTTCTCCAGCAGGTAATTCCATGTCTTGCGGGTGCAGATGGCCCTGGTCGGCCTGGTGCCGGTGTCGTCTTCAATGGTATCCTGCCACCGCTGAATGTCCTGCACCGGCTTGGAATTGGCCGTGTCGGACCACCGGGCGGTTGTCAGCAGGGTTTCCTTATGGGTCGCCGCCAGCTTGTAGTCATAGTTGTAATTCTGGCGGTTCGCAGTGATTCCAATAAGACCGGTGGAAAGCAGCTGCATCCTCATGCGCTCGGCCTGTACCTCTGCGCCATTAACCAGGTTGGTAACATCGTCATAGATGTTATTAATGATCGGCTCAATGATGTTTGCATTGGCAGCAGCCAGGGCCTTGTTGATTTCCTGGCGGTCTTTTTCACCGATCCTCATGGCCTCCCGGAAGAACGGCATTTCAGTCTCGATCTTGGATACGCCGATTCTGTCCCGGACGGTCGCCTTGGTATCGAAGGCTGCCGGGGTCAGCGCAACGGGTAGACCGCGGGATCCTTTGATCCAACTCAGGTCAAGCCCCAGCTGCTTACGGGCCGGGAACAGGGTCGCGCCCAGGTAGGGAATCGCGTTGCTCGGGTTGTTGATGTAATAGGTGCTGATTTCCTGGGCATTGATTAGGTCGAAAATATTCATTTCCTCATATCCTCCTTATTTCAGTATTTAGTCAATGAAGAAGATGGCCTTCAGCGCCGCCTTGGCTTCTGCCACCGGCGCTTCGGGCAGCTTGTTGCTGTCGATATAGCCATGGATAACCATGGCCCCGGACGCAGGACCATAAGTCACGTCCACATCGTTCAGCAGAACACCCTCAGCCGACAGGGCAGATCCGTCTGTACCGCCCGCAAGGACAGTGGCGGCCACGGCAGCGACAACGCCGACGCCTGTGCTGGCACCGGTGTTTGCAGCCGACACAAGGGTCTTGGCTGTCAGGTGAGCATTTACGGCAGCAATAACGTCAGCCGCCGTGCTGGTCAGGGCACTGGCTCCGTCAGTAGCAAGGGAAACAACAACAGTGTCTCCACTGATAGATACCGCAAGCGCCTGACTGGCAGCCGCAGGGTTCTTCAGCTGCACTTTCGTAGCGTTGCCAATGGCGCCGACTACTTTGGCAGTGAACGTAATGGCGTTATTGCTGGCCACAACCCCCGTGTCCAGGATGGCCGCTACGCTTGCGGTATTCTTCTTCTGCACCTTCTGGGTATCGTCGGCAATGGCCGAAGCAGCCGCGCCACCTACAACGGTGCCCTTGGCTACAATTTTCTTGCCGTCTGCGTTGGCCGCTATACCGGTGTCGTCAACAGTGACCCCGAGAGCCACATAATGGTCCGGGAACTTAAGGATTTCCTTGGTCCCGGTGAAATCAGTAGTCTTGAACTTCACGCTCATTCCTCCCAATTACTTATTTGAAATAGTTAACCTGTCCCTCGCTGCGCTTCTTGGCCTCCTCGGCCCGCTTGGCCGCCAGTTGCTTGCCGAACTCTCCGGCCTGGTTGCCGCCGCTGCCGTCCTGCCGGCTGCCGTTGCCTGAACTGCCAGGGCTACCCCCAGCCTTACCAGTACCCACCAGGTGGGGCTTGGCCTTGGCCAGGGCGTCAATAGCTTCCTTGGCCCCGGTTACGTTCCCCTGGTCGTCCACCTGGACATTAGCCCGGTCCACCAGGGCCACAGCATCAGCCGGGTCTACAAAACCGGCCTGCACGGCAAAGACCTTGATCTCGGCATTAACCAAGCGGGTGTTGGCAGTGGTCAGAGCCGTTTTTTTGTCGGCCTCGGCCTTTTCCCGGGCTAATTTCTCTTTTTCCAAGTCAGACTTTGCTGCAAGGTCAGCTTCCGCTTTGGCCTTGGCAGCCGTCTTCATGGCATCGGCGGACTCAAAGCCCAGCTCTTTTGCCATCTTATCAAGTTCCTGCCTGCTCATCTGGCCGACACGCCGCATAAAGCTGGCTTCATCCGGGAAGGTCGCAAAGGGCTCAGTCTTGCCGCCTGCGCCGCCACCCTGGCCGCCGCTGTCACCAGCACCGCCACCGGCAGCCCCGCCAGCTCCTGCGCCTGCCCCGGCCCCGGCCCCTGCGCCGCCCCCTGCAGTACCACCACCGCCAGCATCATCAAAACAGCCGTGAAGCCTTGAAAAGTCGAACCTGTTACGATAAGGTAAACCCATTACAAAGCGCATAAATATCTACCTCCGGTTTTGGGGTCCGTTCCCCGTTTCCGTGGTTTAGCCGCCACGTTCGGCCCGTACAGCTTTTAGTGCCTTCGGTACGTTTTGGGCATAAAATTAACCGGCAAGGGCAGGCCGGTTTTACTCTACAGGGGTAAAATCTACGTAATACTCTTTGCCCACCTCAAACAGTTGGGCAGTCTCATTCTTTACGATCTGGAGTTCAATTCCCCCGCCAGGAGTTGCTTCATAAAAAGCCTCGTTTTCTTTACTTCCGGTGGTTACGGGGTCCAGTACAACAGTGTTGTAATTCGCTTCGGGGTATGTCTTTTCAACCAGTCTACATACAAATTTAGCGCGAACCATTTTACCATCTCCTTAAATTTATTTGCCCTTGCCAAAACTAAACCGCCTCCTGGCGGTCATTCTTTGTAGGCCACTACGGGTGAGACAAGTGTTAAAATCTCCTGTCCCTCCGTAAGGATACCTTTAAGCCCTATCCTGTCACTCTCAAAGTTCAGATTGGTAATCAGGTCGGTCAGGTTCTCGGAATCCCTGTGGACCAAAAGGACGATGAAATCACCTTCATCAACGAACTGGGCCATGTCCTTTTTGATCTGCTCTTTACTGACCTGATCCCGGGTGCGAAAAAGTTTTACTTCTGCAATGGGTGGTCACCTCCCTTAATAACTTTACAACATGTACGTTACGTGTTATACTTTTCCTGAGGTGATATTATGGCTCAACCTAAAATACGCTTGCCCTTAGACTTACCACCCGATAAGGCCCAAGCAATCGAAAACGCCGCCAATAAGTGGGGCAGAACAAAAATAGGCTTAATCCTCGAAGCCCTCGAAGCCTACGGAGTAAATTTTGACAATCCGGATAATCAACCACAATCCCCGAAAGCCGCAAAATAAGCGGCTTATTTTTTTATGGAATACTTTAAATTCGTTGTTGACGTCCGTCACGTTACGTGTTATATTATACCCATAATCAAACGAAAGGGGTTTTGGAGATGGTTGACTACTATAAGGATTGGACAGAAAACGAGCTTCGCAATGGCATATGGCAGATAAAAAACGGAATGAATTGCAAAGGACCTTATCAGGATGTAGAACTGTTAAGAGCCGAATTAAGGCGGCGCGGTTTATCTGACGAAGGATACCATAACACATAATGCACTCGCCCAGCCGGGGCGTTATCCGGCAGAGAGGGGACGATGATTAATGAAAAAATGTCCAGAATGCAAAAAGAAAATCGGTACCCGAGGCGCCTATGACCACGGCCTGGTATTTTGCTCCGACGAATGCGCCGACCGCAACTGGCGCGAAGGTGGGGCAGACAATTGGGCCAGGAACGAGTCAGAAGGCCTGTACCTCAACTACGAGGATTATATGGAAAACGAGTTCGGCGCCACTATTGCTGATGACCACATACGCCCCGCGAATTGGGGTCCATACGGCCCCTACTAAAGCCTCCTAACGGGGGCTTTTCTTTTTAATCTCCCGCCCTATGCCCCTTCAGCTCATTCAGACTCAGCGCCCCCGACTCAACCCAACTCAGTAGATAAGGCACTCGGCGGCACCTGCACCGGGGGTGGGTCGATATAACCGGCCTTGGCCCTCCTTCCCGCCGGTATACTCCAGGGTGTCCCTTGATGCTTTTAAACCTGCCGTCACTGCCTGAGGCTATCGCCCTGCACTCTGCCTCCACACGGTCATCCCCGGCGGTGAGCCAGGCATCGTATATCTCCTCACCTATAACCTCCTGGGCCTTGGCGGCCAGGTCCTCATATCCGGCATCAGAGGCCTTTATAATTTCAGTCCGGGCTATTACCTGAGCCCGTACCCTGACGCTCGGGAAAGGCTTTTTCATGCCGTCCTGGGTAAGCCCGGTGCCCATTATCCGCCTGGCGATCTTTGGGATACTCTCCCCCATCACCGCCCCCTTGGTCAGCTCGTCACGGATCCGGAAAAGGATCTGGTCCTCCACCCTGCCGGCCAACTTGGGGACGTCTCCGATCAGGGCCTCAATCATCCCCCGGTTTATCATGCCGATACCGGCGACAAGGGATACGTTATAGCCCCCCGCCATGGCCCCGGCAGAAAGCATCTGAAAACCTACATCCTGCCCCATTAAAAAAGCCTCGTCAATTGCTCCCTGACGGGCTGTCGCTGTAAGACCGGTGTAGTATTTCATTTGCCGCTCGATATCCCGAAGCGTACCCTCCAGGTACTGCAGCTTCAGAGTGTCCTTCCCGCCCTGGGCCTCCAGGAACTTGATGTACAGTTCTTTTCGGGCCTCCTCATAAATCTGCAGTAGGGACCGGGCAAGTCTGGTTTCCCTGGTGGCGCGTTCCTTGCTCAGCTTATCCAGAAGGCGGATGAGGTCGGATTCGAGTTTGCTCATTGGGTACCGCCTCCAGTATCACCCCCGCTGTTCCCGCTGGTGTTCGCTTCGTCGGGATCACCGCCCAGGGCTTCTCTGATGGTAGCTTTCTCGGCTAATATTTCGGCAAGCTTGGCCTCCGGGTTCTCAACCCCCAGGGCATCCATGGCCCCTTTGATGCTTTCCAGCATGACGGCCACCTTTTTGGTTTCCACTTCCACCAGCTCAGCCTCGTTCTCGGGGATCGGCATGGAGGTCTTAACCTCCACCAGCTCATCCATGTCCCCGGCGATAATCTCATTCAGGGCTGCTGCACTGGTAAGTTTCGTATCGTAGTGCGCCCTGGTGTCGTACTTATTGAGCATATACAGGGCCTTGCCAAACAGGCGCTGCAGCCTGGGCCGCCATGTAATCATGGACCGGTTGGTGGATGAGATTATAGCGCCATACAGGAGCTTGATCGCGAACCCTGACATTTGCCCCATGCCTTTTATTTGCTCCGGGCTAATGTTGGGCACATCAGCCAGCCGGTGCATCAAGGACATTACCGTTTCCAGGTGCTCCTTTAAGGCCTCCCTGTACTGGAATTGATGCTCTAATACCTTTACATCGGCTGCCGTATCACCGTCCCCTTGCAGCTCCCACAGGGCGTTAGGAGCAATCTGCAGCGGCTGGGCCTTTCCAGCCTCTATTTCCTCTTTGGACGGGAGAGTAGCATTTATAACGGCCTTTATTGCAAACATGCCGAAACGAAGAGAGTCGGAGTTATCCGAAATCTTCTTCTCGACCTCATCATTGAGCCCGGCCAGGACATCCACCAGGGATCGGCCTTCGGTCTCCCCGGTGAGCCCGCCTCTCGTGAATATTTCACATGGAATAAAAGGCAGTTCCAGGTCAGTGGGTGCCACCAGCTGCTCTTTCATTTTCAATTGGGTGTCATAGGTGGCCTCCTCCATCCAGCAGGAGCCGTTTTTCATCCAGTAAACCTGCTTCCATATGGTCTGGTCATCTAAAAAAGCCACGAAGGGGATCTTCTCCAGCGAATCAACATCATCGGCGTCAAAAATGGGCCAGTATTCCAGACGCGGCCGCCAGATTACACGAAGTCCTCGGTTAGCGTCATAATGAAGCTTGGCGCATACCCCGCCGCCGATAAAATGATCCGTGGCCGCTTTGAGCAGCTTTTCCGGCATAAGGTTCTGTTTCATCACCCGGTATAAAAGCCTTTCTCTTGCCTGCGCCATAGCCGTGGCCTTCTGCTGTGCTGCGCTCGGCTTGTAATCAGGCTTGGCCATGGCCTCGGCATCGTCCACCTGCTCAACGGGGCAGGCCAGGCCGATGGGCCGCTCAAACATAAAGGCCGCCAGGCGGTCGATAAACCAGGCGATGAGGTTGGCCGTTATCATGGTCGGCAGGTAGTCCAGGTTGTTTAAGGCCTTTAAGTCCTCAGGCTTCAACTCGTTGCCGTTCTGGTCCAGCCAGTGCTTGCCGTCATACTGCCGGTACCAGTCGATCAGCTTATTAACCAGTATAAGCCCCTCACTGCCCAGGTATTGAAACTGGAGGGCGCTGGCCGGGTCCTGATAGGCCAGGCGGGGGAATATTGTCAGGTCGCGTTTGCTGTTGGATGTGTCCATTTTTATCACCTCATGCCGCGTCTGGCGGTAGCTGCTTTTGCCTGGCGTTTACCAAACCGCGTAAAAATAAAGTACCGGTTCCGGTCCATTGCATGGTCGTTTTGTTTTATCGGCTTATCCTCCCCGCGCTCCTGGGCCTTGGGGTCCCAGACATAGGAGGAAAACTCCTGGGCTGTCTCCCGGCAGCTCCGGTCAACAAAAAACCTCCCTGTACTCAGGAAGGAGGCAACCAGCCTTATTCCGTTAACCACGTCGTTGTCTGCATCCCGGACCTGGGCATAGCCGGCCTTTTTTAGCTCAGCTTTGAAGCTTGCCGCCGAAGGGTCCAAATAAATATACCTCGGGATTATGTCCCCGAGGAAAAACTTGAAGTCCTCCGCAAATTCGCTGTCTGTTTTCTGGCGCCCTTTCTTTTTGGCATCGTAGTAAAATTCCTTGAACAGGTTCACCTTATCATCCGGAGTGATGCCATATAATCCGAAGGTCATCACGGTAGCCGTGGCGTAGTCGATGGCCACCCCGATCTCCTTGTACTGCTTCGGGTCTTTCGGGCAGTCTTTCAGGTGGGTGTCTTCATCCCACATGTCATATATGACACCCTCGGCCATAACCCACAGGCCAAGGATATAACGCTTAAAGAACACCCCGGAATACATCCGGCGGTACCGCTCCCGCACTCTCTCGGACAGGCTCAGGTTATCATCCATAGTAAAGTGCAGGTGAACGGCGTTTTTCTCTTTGAGCTTATCCAGCCAATTTAACTTAAACCAATGATATGGGCCTTCCGGGTTACAGTTAAACCAGAGCTTTGCCCCGTCAACAGAACACCTGGCGGTTGCTTGGTTGACAAATGATTCCGGCATAAGAGCCACTTCGTCAAAGTACATGCCCGCCAAGGTAATGCCCTGTATAAAGTCCTGGCTGCGCTCGTCCTTGCCGCCGAAGAGGTAAAAGTAATTGACCTTGCCCTTCCAGGTGATCTCCAGGTAATTCTCACCGGAACGGTGGTCCTTAACTTTGTAACCGCGACCCTTTAAGACTTTTTTTAGTGGCCTGATTACATTTCGCCTTAACGCCCCAATGGACTTGCCGGCCATGCCGAAGTTCTGGTCATCAAAGGTCTCCATTGCCCAGACCACATAAGAGAGAGACATGGGCAATGTTTTACCGGCCCGGACAGCACCGTCACATATAATGGCGTCTTTATCCTTAACCGGAGATCCTGGCATCCACCAGGTCATTATCTGGAGCTGCTTCTTGGATAGCGGCGCCCACTTAAAGAGCTTTTCCTTAATCCTCCTCAGAATACCCATCCCAGGCCTCACCTGCCTTACCAGACAGCGCGTCGATAAAGCCGTCGTCAGCAGTCTCCTCTGGGTCGCCCACTACCTTAGATTTCTCCAGGTCCATCCTCTCCCGGGCAATGGCCATATCCTGCTTAAGCTTGGCCAGCCTTAACTGATGTTCCTCGCTGCTGTTGCCCTTTTGGATCATCTCCTCATAACGGGCAATAAGCTTATCTAAAGTCTTCATTGCTTCGGACTGAGCCTTCAAAAAAGT